TGAGAGTGGTGGCTTCCACGTACCCACCAGTAAGATGATGCTGGATGATCCACGGATGACAAGAAATGTGCCAGGCAACGTGCATCTAACTGAAGCTGAACGACGTGGCGACTACATGTTTGGCCGTCGTATTGAGAATAAGATGGCTGACACACTTGCTCAAGGCCCCTATGGGGAGAATTTGACTGCGTACAAGGATGCCAATGAGACCTATAAGATCCTCCCAAAGGATGACCAAGGTAACGTAGATCGTGTCCTCAAAGGCAGGAAAGCACTCGATGAGACCTTAGTGAATGACGCAGTGGGCAACAAACCAGGTGGAGGCAGTGAACCCCCTGCGTCCATGCGTAAACGCTTTGGCTTCTAACAAAGGAATCTATGATCCTCAAAGAGAAACTCGACTTGCTCAAGATCCGCTATGCCAGTGATGATGAAGCCCTCCACATGCTCTCTGCTTTTGAAGCCGTGAATGAGTACCTGACTGAACTGAAGTTGCTGCAGAACGCCAGTATCTTGAAAGCCACCCACATCCAAGACGTACTGGAAAAGGTGGATCATCGGCTGCAGCGACTCGAAGCCTTTGTGGGACAGGCACCTGAGCGTCACGGAGCCTAATGGCGAGCCGTGACCGAAGTCTGTCCGCTGCCTTAAACGAAGCGGGTGAGTCTTCCCTTTGGCGCTGGGATAAGCTGCCTGCACAGGAAGCCTATCTGACCGCACCAGAACCCTTCACCTGTTTTAGTGGAGGCTTCGGGTCTGGGAAGACCACCGCGTTATGCGCCAAGGTCATCCTACTGATGACGGCAATCCCCAACAACCTGGGCTATCTAGGTCGCTTGGATGGCAAGTCCCTCCGTCACAGCACCATGCAATCTCTGCTTGAGATGCTCCCCAAAGAGTACATCAAGAAGCATAACGAACAGCAGGGACTGATCACCCTGCACCAGGAAATCGGTGGCAGCAAGTTAGTCTATGGAGACTTCAAAGACCTGAATGACCTCAAGAACATCCCGCTGGGCTTCTTTGCTATTGATCAGATGGAGGAAGTCAAGAGTAACGTGTGGGAGTACCTGGCTGGCCGTATCAGACGCCGGTCCCCCGTCCTCACACAAACAGGAGAGCGACAATACTATGTGGAGGGCACGTGTCCAGCGAATGTGGTCGATGCTAAAGGACGACACTTCTCTACGTCTGAGGCTGTGGCGCTCCAACGCTGCACGTTATGCGAGGCTCCGCTACCGCCCTTCAACGACCAAACCAAAGAGAATGAGGCCACCCCACCCTGGGACCTCATCGTCTATAAACGTTATGGATTCGGTGTCTGTAACCCAGAAGGCCCCAGCCATTGGATCTATAAGACATTCAGTGGACTCCCAGGTACACATGGCGTCTCCGTAGGAATCCGTGATCATGTGGCCTTTCATGCAACCATTTACGATGGCAAGCGTGCAGGATTCGTTGATACGGAATACGTGGGTAATCTTGAAAACATCTACAAAGACAAGCCCACCATGTGGGATCGCTTCCTCCTTGGGAAGTGGGTTGAAGCAGAAGGACTCGTGTACCCAGGCTGGAAACGCTCTATACACTCGTTCCATTACCGAGCTGCACGATACGACGATGGGTGCACACCCGTTATCAGACCAGGTGGTTACTTGTTTGAGTACATCGACCACGGGCTGACCGCTGCGACAGCAGTGGGGTGGGTCTATACCGAACCCTGTCTGTGTGGATGCAACAAGACCAACTACTTTGTGGTGGATGAGCATTACGAGGGTGGTAAGACCGTCTCCTACCACGCAGCCCAGATCAAATCACATCGACTGCGCTTGAATGACTACCCCATACAAGCCACCTACCTGGACTCACAAGCCTTCAGTAGGACCCTGATGGGCGGGAAGGGCACCCCTAAGGAGAATGAACTCTACAGCAGTGCGGATGACTACATGGACTATGACATCAGTGTGGTCCCCAACCAAAAGGACTGGCCGGTGGGGTATGATCGCATTAGTGAACTTCTGCTTGTCGATCCTCTACACGTACACCCTCTTACTGGCGAGCGTGGCGCTCCTCATCTGCTTGTGGCTGACGTGTGCCATAACTTCATTAATGAAATTGAGATGTACAAGTGGAAAGTGGTGAAGAATGCCTTGGAGACACGCAAGGACGAAGCCTCAGATGGGAATGACCATCATATGGATGGACTTAATGGCTTCCTCGCCTCTCGCCCTGCTGAGGTTGTGCATTTTGTCCCACCTGTTTCCGAATTTGATCTCGAAATGGAATTGCAACTCTTTCCCACCACCGTCTCGCACATGAGTTTATAGACTATGGATATTGAAGGTCTCTACCAGGCAACAGGCAATCTCGACGAATTGCAACTCAAGCAGGACTACTTTCGTAGCTGGGCCACGTCTACAGAGACCGCACGAACGAAGTTTCGTCGTGACTATGAATATGCTGAAGGGAATGGCAAGCAGTGGTCTGATGCCGACCGCAGGAAGGTGCAGCAGAACAACCGGCCTGCACTGGAATTCAATCAGATTCTCCCCCAAGTCGAATTTGTCTGTGGCATGCAGCGTGACATGCAGATTGACTTCAAACTGCTGCCACGGAACTATGAAGACATGCGCTTGAGTGAGATTGCCTCAGCCGTATTGAAAGCCTCGTCAGACTTTACCCGTCTCAATCGTGTCAGCGATCGTGTGTTTGATGATGGGATCATTTGTGGGTTGGGTGTGTGGGAAGTGCTACATACCTTTGACAATGCCAAGGACTTGCTCTGGGGCGACATCGTGGTGTCTCGCATCAATCCCATGTCCTTTATCTATGATCCGTGGTCTATGCAACTTGATATGCAAGACGGGGCCTTCATGGGTAAAGCCACATGGATGTCTCTCTCAGAGTTCCAACAGAAGTATCCCAAGTTCAAGCAGTATGCCGTACGTGGCGAGTGGCTCTCACGTGCAGGCAACCTCCTTGGTGCCAGTGATGATCTTGGGACGGGAAAGAACTTGATCCCTGAACTGTGGGATGACAACACAGGACGTATTCGCATCCTGACGATGTGGTGTAAGAAGCCGACTGATATCATCCTCGTCGTCAATGAACAGTCAGGCATGGTACAAGAGTTTCCGAGTAAGGCGGCTGCTGAAGAACAACTGGCGGCCATGAAGTCCAATGCGGGTATCGAAGCCGTCAAGCCGTATCAGATTGTCACACAAGGCATGACCGCCATGATTGCCGACCAGCAATCTGGAATGCCTGTCGTCAATCCACAAACAGGGCAACCCCAGGAATTTGGCAACCCAGAGATGGCACAAGCGCACCTCAATGCGTTGAGTGAGTCCGCTGGGATGCAGGTCTATGATCAATATAAGGTGATTGAACGCAAAGCGAAGAAACCGTATTGGTCAGAGATGATCTACTGGCAGGAACTCGATGGAGGGATCTCCCCCTATGCAGACCGTGATTACCCGTTTGCTCCCTACGTCAGTCGTAGACTCTCTGATGATCCTGAGTCTATTATGGGTATTGTCAGAAATCTTACTGACCCCCAAGATGAGTACAACAAACGCTACAGCAACCTATTGGCCCACATCAATTCGTCTTCCCACAGTGGGTGGTTGAATCGTAAATCAGGTGGAGCGAATAGTCTCGAACTACAACTGATGGGGTCGAAGCCAGGAGCCACTGTCGAATACGCGGCAGTCGCGCCCACACAAATCCATCCTGTCGAAATGTCTCAAGGCCACTTCGCCATGCTCCAAACTTCGGAGCGTAACATTCTGCGTATCAGCAGTATCAACGCAGAGATGGTGGGTCAAACGACCCAGCAAACGGTGAGTGGTCGTGCCATTCAAGCAAGGCAATCTGGCGGTGCGACGGCACTCAAACCACGACTGCGCACATATGAAGAAGCGAGTCTTGACCTTGCTCGACTCATGTTCTCTCGTATTCAACAGTACTACACTCCAGAGAAGATACGCCGTATCATTGGTGTCTCAGAGCTCTCTGCGCCTATGGGCCAAGGGGGGATGCCGATCTTTACAGACCCTATTACAGGAGGACCTGTCCCAGAGGAAACCATCATTACCTTCCTTGAACAGGTGAAGAATATTGAATTTGATATTGCCTTTTCCACGCAACCGTTTTCCCCAACTGACCGTGAAGCCCAGTATCAGAAAGCCCTCCAGACGGCACAATTGGTTACACAAAGTGGTCGCCCAATTGGTCCTGCTACTTTTAATTCCTTAATTGAGATGGCAGACTTGCCCACAAAACTCGCTGCGGCGTTGAAGATTGACTCGATGCAACCACCGACACAGCAACCAAACCCTGCAGGACAGACGCAAACCATGCAGCAGCAATCGAAGCCACCCGCGAATGGCGATGGGGCCTCAAGTGGTGGTGGCAGTAGTGGAGCAGGCCCAAACAAACAAGCAGCAGCCAGCCAAAGGGAGTCCAATGCGACAAGTTGATCTACCTCCTGTTGTCGATGTTGATGTGGCGCTTCCTTTAGAGAATCAGGCGGTCGATGTGGTGGGTGAGCGGGACTTCAATCCTACTGCAGTGATCTTGCTCCGCAAGCGTCTCCACCAAGCCGCGATGCAAGGGGCCACAAACATTGTGGTCGATGTGCGGTTCCTTGACGAGTTGTTTCAGGCCTCTGGTGAGGCTATGAAGCATGGGTATCAATCTTTACATAAGATATAGGAGTCATCATGGCTGTATCACACGAAAATATTGCAGGTACGTATAATCAAGTGTCAGAAGATAGCAGTCACCAGGCCTCTAACAAGTTCTCAAAGGGCAGTGCGAAGCCTACGGATGACCTGGGGAAACCCACTGATAAAGGATCGAAGCCTAAAGACTCTGACCCTGAAGGGGATGAAAATAGTGATGGTGGGGCGAACTAATGCCACTCAATACACATTTCAAGGGCAAAGGTGAGCAGGTGATGAAATCCATGGTAAAAGAGTACGGGTCCACTAAAGGGAAGTCTGTCTTTTATGCTACCGACAACAAACGTAAAAGCGCCAAACCCAAGCCCAAGCACTCTTTTGGATTTAACAAGTAACGATGTGGACGAAATGGAAATCCTGCGTGACGGATTGCAAAAGCAGTGTCATATGTGGCAGCAAAAGTTACGCCTGCAGGATTGGAACGTGCATGTGGTCCTGGCGCGGCTCCATGAAATTCCAGGTCGTGATGCGATTGGGTACATTACTCCTGTGCCAGAACGTAAAGATGCCCACATGACCCTACTCTCACCCGTGGATATTCCACAGGTGTCATCTGGGTTTCTCAAAGGTGAGGAGTTGAATTACGACCTCACTATTGTCCATGAACTGATTCACTTGCATCTCTGGCCCTTTGCCAGTAATCTCACAGAAGCAGAACTCGTGTGTGAAGAACAAGCGGTGAATGCCATTAGTCGGTGTATCATCGCAGCCTATGCCCACCATTCTGTACTACAAGACACTCCGATTGTATCACAGGTACCTGGGCATTATCTCTAAACTAGGGCGTTACAGAGTGGGTCGCCTCCACTCACTGAACTATCAGATGAATAGTTAGGGTCGCCGCCAAAACGGGCGAAATGGAGATTCTATGCAAATTGTTGACAACTCCCCAGAACTGGCTCTTGATGATCCCTTGATCCAACAGATCTTGAATCCTCAACAGCCCGCAGAGACGGTGCCCCCAGCGGACGTAAAAGAACCTGTTGTGTCGTCGGCAACAGACGCACCGGCTCTAGAGGCAGAAACACCAGAGCAACTCAAAGCCCAATTGCGTGGGATGCAGGCCGAACTGACACGACGCAAGGGTAATGCGGAAGCTGTCGATACGCTGAAGGAGGAGGTCGCAGAGTTGCGAGCCAAACTCTCAGCCCCCGCTGCTGATCGCTTTGCTTGGGTCCAGAAGCTCGATGATGACAGTCTGACCTCGAAGCAAGTAGACTGGGATGATGAACTGGCCGATGCACGGGCTAAGTATGGACGTGCGGAAGACGCGGGGGATACGTCCCTCATGGAGCGCCAGGGTCAACGCGTGTTGCAAGCGAAAGAAACCCTGCGAGCCTTTCGGAAGGAAAGCATGGATCGTGTCACACGGTCCCAACAAACCTTCCATGAGGTCAAGTCAACGCAGGAAGCGGCTCGCCTGGAATTGGATTCCATGTATGGCGCGATGAATGAGGCGTATCCAGATTTCACGAACCCTGAGTCGGCAATCTGGAAAGCGGGGCGAGAAGAATTTCTGGCTCACCCCACGTTGATGCGACATTTGGGGCAGATGGGAGAAGTCGTAGCTGCAGCGATGGCTGTAGTCCGTCATCCCGAACTGCTCCCCAAAGGTCAATCAGCGGCCACGGCACGTCGTGACATTATTGGGAAACTAGAGAAGGGTGTAGCCAAGGCACTTCAGACAGGTGCCACTGCTCCATCTACTACGCGATCCACATCCGTTGATGTAAGTTCTGCTGAGGGCTTACGTAATTTCAATGCGATGATTGATCAAGTTAAAGGAGGATGATTTGGGGAGCCACGGTGTAGATCCAAATATCCTAATAGCATACTATGGCGAATCTGACTACTGCATTTACTGATAGCACCGCGACTGACGCGACGCAGTCTATTTTCAATACCTTGCTCTTGGTGCGAGGCACCTATGCCTTGATCCACCAGGTACCGGTCAAGAAGTATAACCTAGCACGGCGCTCTGGGAAGAGCATGATCTGGAGACGCTATGA